TAGACATCCTAAATGGGATATCTCTAAGATCCGTGCAGCTGGAGCTAGGCTCAAGACTTTTGGTGGTCGTGCTAGCGGACCTGCGCCTCTTGACAATCTTTTCAAGTTCATCGTAAAGATTTTCTACAATGCACAAGGACGCAGACTGACTGCTCTTGAATGCCACGATGTTTGCTGTGCTATTGCAAATGCAGTTATCGTTGGTGGTGTTCGTCGTTCTGCCATGATTTCGTTGAGCGATCTTGCTGATCGTGAGATGGCACTCTGCAAGAGCGGTGCATGGTGGGATCAGGCTGGTTTCCGTTCGTATGCCAACAACTCTGCTGTTTATCGTGGTCGTCCTCCGATGGGTCAATTCCTTGAAGAGTGGACATCACTATACAATAGCCACAGTGGTGAACGTGGAATGATCAATCGCAAGGCACTACAGGAACAGGCTGCAAAGTCTGGCCGCGATCCAGACTGCGAGTATGGTACAAACCCATGCTCAGAGATTATTCTAAAGCCATTTGAATTCTGCAATCTTTCTACAGTCGTAGTTCGTCAAGACGATACTGCTGCAACACTGAAGAAGAAGATTGAGATCGCTACAATCATCGGTACTGTTCAATCTACCTTTACCAACTTCCCATACCTTCGTCCAGAGTGGAAGAAGAACTGCGAAGAGGAAAGACTGCTTGGCGTATCTATGACAGGTATTTTTGACAACAAGCTTACCAGTGGTTTGGAAGGCAAGCCAAAGCTTGTTCGTCTTCTTGAGACTCTTCGTGATCATGCGACCGCGACCAATCTCAAGTGGGCAGAGAAGTTGGGAATCAATCCTAGCAAGTCAGTTACTTGCGTGAAGCCTGAAGGCACTACATCGTGTTTGGTGGACTCTGCCTCGGGTCTGCATCCTCGCTATGCGGATTATTATTACCGCAGAATTCGTCTGGACAAGAAAGATCCTCTGTACAATTTAATGAAGGATCAAGGCGTCCCGTGCGAGGATGATGTCATCAACCCAACTTCTACTGCCGTCTTTACGTTTGCGATGAAGGCTCCAAAGGGAACCATGACCACTGAGGAACTTCGCGCACTGGACCATCTTGATCTGTGGAAAACTTATCAAGAGCACTTCTGCCATCACAAGCCATCAATCACCGTCAACTACAAGGACTCTGAATTCCTTGAAGTCGGTAACTGGCTCTGGGAAAACTTTGATGTCGCAACAGGCATCTCGTTCCTTCCCGGTGGCGACAGCCACACCTATGCTCAGGCACCTTTTGAGCAGATTGATTCTGCAACCTATTCAGCACATCCTAAGGTTAAAGTTAACTTTAAAGATCTGTCTAAATACGAGGCAGAAGACAATACTGAATCCGCAAAGGAGTTTGCCTGTAGTGCAGGTGGATGTCAGATAGTCTGATTTACTTTCCTCTGTAGCTCAGCTGGTAGAGCAGAGAGCTGTTAACTCTCGGGTCACTGGTTCAAATCCAGTCGGAGGAGCATAAAATAAAAAATTCCACCCCACAAGGGTGGAATTTTTACATAAATATTTTAGGCAGAGGTGGTGGGTATTCCACGCAGTCCTTTTGGGATGTTCGAAGTATATTTCATCAGACTGCTAAGGAACCACCACTTCTGACCAAGGTATAGATATATATGTTCCATATGTTAATAGGCATAGATTACTCTATAACCTGCCCCTGCCTCTGCCTCTATGATGAGCGTAGAGAATTTAAATTTGAAAATTGTTTCTTTTATTATCTGACAAATACCAAAAAATATGCTGATAAAATTGCTCCAAATATTACTGGGGAATCTTTTCAGGAATATGTTCTGGATGTTGATAGGTTTGACACCATATCGGAATGGGCTTCAAATCTTTGTATAGGGGCTGCAGATATAGCCGTAGAAGGGTATTCATTTGGTTCCAAAGGCCGGGTATTTAATCTGGCTGAGAATATGGGAATCCTAAAGCATAAGCTCTATAAGCTTGCCATTCCAGTGACCATCATTGAGCCATCCAGAGTAAAGAAATGCGCCACGGGCAAAGGTAATGCTGACAAACAGGCAATGTACGAAGCCTTCACAAAAGAAACAAAGACCGATCTTTTGTCGGTCTTTGATCAGAAAACTTTGAGTAATCCGGTTACGGATGTTATCGATAGTTATTATATTTTGAAGGCGATGTTACCTAACATAACGCCCCCCATTCATTGATGAAGAATAGTTAAGTTTATCGTGGAATCTTTTTGGAACATTTGACTTAACTCTATCCATTACCTCTTTCCAAGCGCCACCATTTACTTTGGTTGGTGAAAGAGTAGTATCCATTGCGATAGAATTTTTTTGTTCCGACCAATCTTTTTTTACTTTTTTCTTTTTGCAATTTGGACACTTTTCCGTTAATGGAGTGTCAGATTCGCTCATTTTTAAAAATAACTCAAAACAATGGTCACAAGAATCACATTTAAATGAATAATTCGGCATATTAAGGTTTCCTAAAACTAATTAGCATCTGGTCAAACAAAAATCCATAAGAAGGTTCTTTTGGTTTTGACTTAAGTTGCATTTTTGCTTCTTTTAGGCTTTTGTTTCCTTTAAAAAGATTGCAATCTTTGCATGCCGTCACAAGATTGACCCAATTGGACGCTCCACCTTTGGATTTTGGAATAATATGATCCAAAGTAGCAGTTTTATCACATAAGTCAATACCACAGTATTGACAGCAATAGTTGTCTCTTCTAAGTATATTTTTTCTATTTGCGCTAGCCCTTTTATAGGGCAATTTTACGTAATATTTTAATATTAAAATCTTTGGAATTTTAATAATTTTTGATATTGATGCTATCTCGTAGCATTCTTGTGAATCGTCTATCCAAACTTTATTTTTAGCAACTAGCTTAAAAGCTTTAGAGATAGTGATAATATTGAGCGGTGTACTATCTTGATTTAGCAAGAGAACCTGCTTTTTCATACCTTTTAAGTATTTATGAAAATCTAAATATTTTACAGCCATGGATAAAAAACAAGATAGACAATTTTATTGGGAAGTTAAGGATTTTATGTCCTCAAAGAAGAAAATTAACGAAAATGTTAATAAACCTTCTAGAGTTGTTGATAGTGTAAAAACTATCTTAGAACAGAATAAGCCTTATAAACAATCAACGAACGGTAGTAATTCTAACACCGTTAATACCATTCGTCAAGCATTAGATCAAATTCAAAATAATGAAAAAAGATTTAAGCCAGAATGCAAAGCTTTTACTAAGAATATGGATACCAATCCATTCAGATCATTAAATGAAGGTTGGTGGGATGATTTGGTGGGCGGATTGACAGCTAAAGCCAAAGATTTTTTACCTCCGTCTAAAACGATGTCTGGTGAGCAATCACAAGAAAGAGCAAGACAAAATAAAATTCGTTCTGCTATGGCACGTAGTCAAGATCAATTTGATCTTGAACAATCTGCAGGTGGAAGTGGTCTGACTTCAGCTGACCTAGAAAAAGAAATTGAAAACCAAGTTACTAAGCCCGGTGTTCCACTTACAGCAGAACAAATGAGAATGCGTGAATTGTCTGGTAAACTAAAAAGAGAAGAAGGTCTCAATCAAATTGCTGCAGATGAAGCAGAACGTAGAGAAGTTGGTGCCCCAGATGTTGTAACAACAGGTTCTGGAAGACAATATAGTCCAAAACCATCTTGGGTACCCGATTCACAAATAGCTTCTCCAGAAGAAACACAAGCAGCTGCAGCCGAAGAAACACCAGCAGCACCAACTCCTGTTTCAGAGCCAGCTCAGACTTCTGGTGATCAAACATTTGTTGGTAAAGACATAACTCAACAAACTCCGGATCAAATAGCTGCAATGAACGATCCAAATAGAGGCGGTCAAAGCGGAATCTTTGGCGACAAACCAACAAAACCCAATCAAGCACCATCAGACCAAGATAAACAAAAGTATATTGAGGGAAGAAAATCTTATTGGGCAAATAGAAATCAACAAAGAAGACAAGAGGCCGAGGAAAGACTTGTTAGAATGGGTCAGATTGATATGTCTAAACAATCTGCCAGTGGCAGAGGAACAATCGCAGTCAATAGACTAAGAGCTCAAAGAGAACTACAAGGCTCAAAAGATATGTCTGATGAGAAGATTGCAGGAATGGCTCAAAGAGAAGCTGAAATTAAATTTAGAACTCCAGAACAAAAAGCAGCCAAAGACGCAGAAAATCGTTCAGTTGTTGCAGATCTAGCTAAAAGAGCTGATGAAGTTAGAAGAAAAGAAGCTGAAACAAAGATGGCAAGCCAATCACAAACTGGCACAAAAACACAATCTACATCACAAACAGCTCCAAAAACTTATAGGATTTAATCATGGACCAAATAACTAAACTTTATTACAATAAAGCAATTTCTTTACAAGAAAAATATGAAAAGCTTTCTTCTTTATATACAATTCTAAGTGAAGATATAAGTGGAATGAGCGACGAACAAATTGAAGCATGGGTGTCTGGAAATGCACAAAATCCAGAACAGGCTGCTGCTATGCGTGAAACTCTTAGAAATAAAAGAGAAAAAGCAAGACAAGCTAAAGGTCAAACAAAAACAGAACCAAAAGCAGAACCAGCTTCAAAACCTGAACCAAAAGCAGAACCAAAACCCGAACCTAAGCCACAAGCAAAACCAGAACCAAAAGCAGAACCAAAACCAACTCCAAAATCTGCACCAAATCCATCAGCAGGAAGAGCTCCGAGACCAAGTGAAGCTGGCTTTGATGATTATATAAAGCAAAAAGCAGAAGAAATGAGAAAAGCTGCGCAAGGTAAACAACAAGCGGAAGCCGAAGCAGCTAGACAGGCTGCAGCCGCTAAGAAATCTGCTCCCCCTACTGCTGGATCCGCAAAAGTAACACCATCATCTGGTAAACCATCCGTAGGACAAAAATCGATTAATATGGCCAAAGGATTAGGAAGAGGTCTTGCAGGATTTGGCGCAGGAATGGTAGGTTATGAAGTTGGAAGAGGAATTTCGGATACAGCAATGGATGTTGCTGGTGTTGAAAATCAAGTTGCAAGAGATATTTCTGGTGAAGCTGTAGGTGGTGCAGGCTTTGGTACAGCTGCTGCTGCAGCAGGAACTGCTCTTAAAGGTGGTGGTCTTATTGGTCTAAAGGCTGCTGGCGTAGCTGCAGGAACAGGAGCATTAGCTGGATTGGCTGCTTATGGTGGCTATAAAGCTGGTGAAGCAATTTCTAATATAGAAGTAGATGAAAAGGGAACCACGGTTTCTGATGTTGCGGGTAAAGGAATTTATGACATCTACGGAAAGATGACAGGAAAAGGAACATCTGCAGAACAGTTAAATACAAAGGCTACCGGAGTTGCTGGTGGTAACCAAGCCAAAATGGCTCAAAATGCTGCAGATGAATCTGAAGAAGAAGCTCAGAAGAAAGCAGATATGGAAGAGAGAATTGCCAGAGCAGCTAGCCGCCGCAAGGGAATGTAATGAAAAAATTAAACCCAATAATTCATCAAATTTTAGAAGCTCGCTATCAACAAAATTTGAATGAGTTTGTTGGTACTTTAATTCGTACCGCAGCAAAAGCTGTAGCAAAAGGTGCTTCAAAAGCTGTAAAGCCATCAATAAGACCACCAGTTAGACCAAGTATTCCTAAAGTTCCAACTCCAAAACCTTTTGAATTTCCAAAACCACTTCCCGGCGCAAAGCCAGTTCAAGTTCCTCCACAGTTCGATCCTAATAGACCGTTCTGGAAGCCCGGACAAGCTCCAAAGCCTACTACACCAGCACCAGCTCAACCAAAACAATTACCTCCACCGGGTCAACCACCAGCACAAACTCCAACACCGCCTCCTACTCCAGCTCCTGCACCACCGGCTCCAGCACCAACGCCTAGACCGGCACCCCAACCAGCTCCTTCTACTAAGCCGGGAGAGCTGCCACCAGCCAAACCATATGCCCCAAGACCAGAGTTTGATCCAGATCAGTTCAAGCCACCTGTAACACATCCATTGGCTCCGGTTCCAAAACAACCACCAGCCCCAGCCCAGTTACCATCAGTAAAGCCGGGAATAACTCCTACACCGAATGTTCCTGCTCCTGCACCAAGACCAGCTCCTGCACCAGCTCCTGCACCAAGACCAGCTCCAGCTCCTGCTCCAGCTCCTGCACCAAGACCAGCTCCAGCTCCTGCTCCAGCCCCTGCACCAAGACCAGCTCCAGCTCCAGCCCCTGCACCAAGACCAGCTCCTGCACCAGCTCCTGCACCAAGACCAGCTCCTGCACCAGCTCCTGCACCAAGACCAGCTCCTGCACCAGCTCCAGCACCAGCTCCAGCACCAGCTCCTGCACCAAGACCAGCTCCTGCACCAGCTCCAGCACCAGCTCCAGTTAAACGGAGATTTCCACCAAGAGTTCCAGTTACACGAAGAGTTCCACCAAAACTTCCTTTTATTCCTCCAGTATTCCCATTCGGTGGTGGTGAGGATGAAGAAGAGAAACAACGTGAAGTCGAAGAACGGGGTAGCATAGAGCGCAGAAATATCTCTTTGATGCGCGATGTTATGGGTATGGCTAGAATGGCCAATATTTTACGAATCGCTCCATAATTCTGGCATTGTTAAATATATGTGTTATTATAAGGTGAATTATCATGTCGTTATCTAATTTTAAGAAGTTTACTCATAATCCTACTATATTAAATGGTTCTTTGAAAGAAGTAACCGTAGACGGTAAACGATTTTATGAGACTCCTGAAGGAACTTTTCCCAGCGTCACTACCGTAGTTGGTTTTGAAAAACAAAAGTTTTTTGCAAATTGGCGAGCCAAAAATCCAGAAGAAAGCAAGAGAGTAACATCTCGCGGAACTAAATTTCACTCGCTTCTTGAAAATTACATAAACAATGAAGAAATAAACATGGATGAAGTTCACTCCATGCAAAAATCTTTATTTGCATTAGCAAAGCCAGAAATAGACAAGATAGACAATATTATTGCTATTGAAACCCCTCTATGGTCAAAAACTTTAGGGTTAGCCGGAAGAACGGATTGCATTGCAGAATATGATGGGAAATTGTCTATCATAGATTTTAAAGCAAGTACTAAAGAAAAAAGAAAACAAGATATTGATAATTACTTTGCACAGGCCACGGCATATGCATTGATGTTTCAAGAAAGAACAGGAATAATTGTAGAAAACTTTGCAATAATAATTGCATGCGAAGATGGTATTCTTCAGGTGTTTCAAGGTAAGCCTTTGCATTACGTGAAACATCTTTTTAATTTGATAAAAAAATATAGAGAATTAAATGCATTACCAACAGAATAAAACTCTAGAAGAAACAGTAAACAGTAGGGGAACAAAGCTCTGGCAGCAAATGAATGACAATTCAAAAGCTGCAAAATTTAGAGCTTTGTTTGTCCAACAAAATGGTGGTTTCTTCAAGCAAGATGGAAGATATTGGAAATGGACTAGTCCTGTTGACGAAAAGAATGGATATTGGCTAAAACGAGCCGACAGTGGTGAAAAAGTATTCTTTGAGAATATGACGGAATTTGGAAAACAAAATGGCCTCACTGCAGTAAAAATATGTGAACTTTTAAATGGTAAACGAAAGACCTATAAAGGCTGGACTGCTGTTGAAATACGTCCTGTAAAAGAAACTACTGGTAGTCATTTAAAAGAAAAGAAAGAAAAGAATAAAAAAATTGCAATAACCAATGCAGTAACACTAGTTGATATTAATACTAATGAAATTTTGCAAATTCCAAATTTAAGTGAATTTGCCAGAGTAAACAATTTGGATTATGCAAATCTCAGAAAAGTAGCCGTAGGTAAAGCCAAAACTTATAAAAATTTAAAGCTATATAATCCTTTAGAAAAATATAATGAATCTTCTGAAGGCTAAATAATTTGAGATGAACTTCACCGATCTTATACTAAAATTGGACGAAGCTCGCAGCATGGATAAAACAGCCAAAACAGGCCAATCCATGCGCAAAGAGCGTCTAAAATCAAACGCAACCGATAACAAGGCCAAGGATGCTGCACGCAAGCGCGCTGAAAGAGCCAAGCAGATTCCCAGAGAAAAGAAATCTAAGCAAGAACTAATTAAAGAAGTAATTTTAGTTAGAACTGGCAGCGGTCGGGTTCAATTAATTTTTAAAGATTCCTATGACAAGGGTAGACATGAGCTTTTGAGCAAAGAAAGCCTAAGCCTAGAAGAAGCCCAACAAGCAACAAAAGATCCAAAGTTTGAACAAACTCGCGCATCTCAACTTTTGTTTGGTGACGTAAAGACCAAAGAGCCTTCTAAGAAAGAAGGTAAGGGCAAAGAGGAAGAGAAAAAAGAAACCAAAAAAGAACAAAAGCCATCGGAGCAAGATCAAGAAGAATCACCAAGAAAAGGAAAACGTCTTTCTAAAGAAGATATTTTCAAGGCCATGTCTCAAATGGATGGTGCTCAACTTTCACAAATGCCTCTTGAAATGCGTCAAGAGTATTTCAAGATGTTGCGCAAACCACCATCAAACGTTGACTTTGACAATATGAGCTATGAAGCTCTCAGCGTCAAGTTCAACATTAGTCCTATTTCTAATTTACCATACAACCAACAAGTCTTAAATGCTTTGGTGTTTTTGGCAAAGATTAAGGCCGGTGCTGGCGAACAAGAAATGCAAACTTATTCTGCTGTGGCTCCAACTGCAACAGAATTTACAAGAACTGCTTTCTTTACCGCCAAGAAAATTCTTTCTCAGATTGGTGACGAGTGCATTCAAAATCTTGTCTCCAACGTAGAAAACGGAACAAAAGGAGTTAACTCCGAAGGTTCTGTTGACATGGAATGTGGAAACTATAAGTTTAAGATTTCTGCAGGTGGTGAAATTGCACTTTCCACAAATCAATTCGATCAGTCAAACAAGTCGTTCAAAGGCTTGGTTGGCAATGCTTTAATGCAGGCAATGAGCAGCCCAGAGATGATACAAAATGATCCAAAGCTTTCTGCTCTTATGCAACAAGGATCCGAACTTACCGCAAAGTTTTCAACTACTTTAATACCAGATGAAATGCTTCCATCTATATTAAAGGATGAAAAACTTGTAAAAGAATTACAATCATTAAAATTAAAAGATTCTCAAGGAAATGATATTGGACCAATTATCGATGAAAATGGTAATTTGAATCCAGCAGCATCATTAAGCAATTATCAGGATAGCTGGCTTACTGCAGGCAAATCACTCCTGAAAGGTGCCAAATCTTCAGAAAAGTCACCCCTCAAAACCGCCATTGCTTCGATTCTTTTGAAGTCGGCTATAAGAGGAGACAACATTGTTCCACCTGAAATGGCACCCAATCATCTTGTCACAGTCAATGGTGTATTTCCAATGACTGATGATTATTTTAATGAAATTGCACAAAGTGTGGATCTTGAGTTCAAACCAGCAAAGGACGTAATGACCACATCGAACATAGGAAGTTATAAAACTTCTTCTGCAGAAAAATTGAAAAAGTTTACAGCAATCGTTGAAGCAAAAGAAAACAAGTCTTCCTTAAAGGATATTTTGGTTGATATTAAGACAATCAATCCAATGCAGTTGCTTGTTCAAAATATGGTAAACAACAATGACATTTCCATGAATGCCAGCTTGTTGCCGGGATTCTCTCCTAAAGATCTTAACGCAGTTCAATACAACTACGTAAGAATTGGAAAGAAAACAATAAAGATACCTGTAGAAAATAACGAAAAGATCACAACTCAAATGCTGGGTGAAGCAGAGATATTTGTAAACGATATTCTTATCGAAGCTTTGACAAATAATTTTGTATTGACCAGTATGGTTAGATCTGGAATTTTGACTCCAGAAGAAGGAAATCTTTTTGAAGGTGGTTCTTCTGTTCTTCTTGAAGAAACTGAAGATATCAATTATGAAAGTATTCTAAAAAGACTCTATGAAAGAGTAATGGTCCGGGTTCTAGAAAATCCGGAAGCAATGCATAATTTTATGGATATGGTTGATGAAGAATACGAAAGAGATTACAAGAAAGAATACAAGAACTACCACGGCAAAGCAAAGCAGAGAAAAGAACGAGCTGCCCGAACCGCTGCCAGAGAACTTATGATTAAAAAAGGCAAAGTTCGCAAGGGGGATGGTAAAGACATTGATCACAAAAAGCCTTTAAGAAACGGTGGTTCAAAAGGCATAAATAATCTACGTGTTCGAAATAAATCTAAAAATAGATCTGATAATGGACACAAAGAAGGTGAAAAACAAAATAAGGGAAGTTGGAAATGATATCTAAGACCGTAAAGCTCATCACCGAAAAAGTATATGCCAAGTCCGGACTTGGTAAGTGGTTCAATAAAGAATCTGCTGGTGGTGGTCCGGGCTGGGATAGATATAACACTAAAGGTGAACGAGCTGGAAAGTGTGGCGACGCAGAAGAAGGCGAAGCTTATGCAGCATGTCTTAGCAAACAAAAAGCAAAGAAGTTAGGCAAAGAAGGTATTGCTTCTTTTGTTCGCAGAAAAAGAGTAGCCCAAAAGAAAGCGGGTAGAAGCGATAAAGGAGATGTCAAAGGAAAAGGAAAGAAACCAGTATTTGTTGATACTGGTGTCAAAAAACTAAAAGAAGCCTTTGATATTTTTATTATTGAGGGAACAAACGTAGTTCCACTTGAATTCAGCACCATAGAAGCCAATGAACTGCTTCCTTTTGATTTAATTATTTCTGAATCGGGAAAAATATTTAATATAGATTTAATTGAAGAAAAAGATGGTTTGTTGGATATTATAATGACCGATGAAAACGGATGTCAGTTAATTGAATCTTTTGAACCAAACACCGTAATGGGATTTGTTGATACCGCCGAGGGATTTGAAACCGAAGATTTTGGTGAAAAATTAGAGCTTTATGAAGAAGAAAAGAAAAAAGTAAAGCTTAATAAAATTATGCGCGGTGATGTCAAAAAATATAAAGTTTATGTAAAAAATGACAAAGGTAATGTAGTCAAAGTAAACTTTGGTGATCCAAACATGGAAATTAAACGCGATGATCCTGATCGCAGAAGAAATTTTAGAGCACGCCATAATTGCGACACACCGGGACCACGTTGGAAAGCCCGTTATTGGGCATGCAAAACATGGAGTTCAACGCCAGTTAGCACAATGCTAAAAGAAGGCAAAGAACTAAAAGAAGAAAAGAAAAACAAACCAAAGAATCCAAAACAATGGAGTTCTTGCATTGCTCAGGCAAAGAAAAAGTTTGATGTATATCCCAGCGCATATGCAAATGCATGGGCAGCAAAATGCTACAAGAGTAAAGGTGGAAAGTGGAAAAAGCTATCAGAAGATATTGCTGAAAAGGCTTTAAAAAATTTACATGGTAAACCTTATAAAGCGGATTTATTTGGCCTAATAGAATATAGAAACACAAAAAATTAACCCTAAATAAAAGAGAAGCCATGAAATTTAAACAACTACTCGGAAAAATTAACACAATTGTCGAAAATGCCCCAGAGCACACTGAAGGTGGTGGTGTATACATTGGTGATCCACAAAAGCCAAATGGACCTTCCATTTTAACTGACAAAGGAACATTTAATCTAAAGCTACCATTTTCGGTAGATGCTATTAATTCAATGTTAAGTGGCTTTTCAAGTCGGGATTACATTGACCCAGATGGAATAACAAGTGTTGTAAAACAAAAACTGAATCATTTTGGTTTGGACTTCATGTGTGGTGGTCATCTTCAAGATGGTGAAAATGGCTACGAACTAGTTCAGTACGGTAGCCCACAACTTGGTGTTTATGGCCAAAATCCATATGATGATGTGAATGTAAAAGGATTCAAGCAAGGAGATGGAATTAAAGAAAAATTAGGCCACTCCTTAAAATTAATTGTAAACGTACAACGTATGCCAACAGGACTCCGCAAAGTCAACATGATGATTGTACCTACTGAAAGTTCTTCTTATAATAATGATTCGGTAGGTTCTGACTGTGGATGCATGCACTGAACAAATGCCAGATAATTTAACATCTCTGACAGAATCTAATTTTATGGAATTCTGTCAGAGATATTATTTTAACCCAGAATGTTCTGGAAAAAATGAATTTGTAGATGATTTAAAAAGAATGAAGTACATAAAGAGATTACTTCAAAAAATTCACAAACATAAAACTTTGAAGTCTATAAGAGAACGATTAATAATAAATCATCTTATAATTCTAAAAAATGTTTTTGGTGATGAAAAATGTGCTCGCATATTATTTTTTAAATTGGAACCCAGATTACACTCTTATTTAAAATCTTTTACTGTTTTTCTTGAATTTTCAATAAAAAATATTCCAGAAGTAAATTACAATCAACTTAATACTGATCCTAGAGTTGATAGAAAGCTTTCCCAGACTGAAAGCTAAATATTATAAATGAGACCAAGTTCATACGTATCCTCATTCTACTTCTACAAGCTGGCACAGGCTCTCAGTGGCCCTTATACAGCCTTGGAAGCATATAATGCTGGAACCATTGATGCAAATGGCAATATCATAAAGCCCGAAAGCAGCATAGACTCATTTGAATATTTGGTAATAAAACTAAAAAAGATATTTGAAGAATTACCATATGGTACGACAAAGGCAAAGTTGTCAAACTATATGGCAACTTTAAATATGTTTGGCGAAGACTGCCAACTCCCATTTGATCAATACAGTTTGTTTCTTGAAGGATACATCGCAGCCAATGTAAATCAAGAAATAAGTTACATTTCATTGTTAGAAGATACGACTTCAGGCGGTGGTGCTGGTGGTTTAGGAGTTCCAGCAGGGCCAGTGCAAAATAACGGAAGTGTTTTGGGATATGATCCAGTTCTTGCAATGGGTTTGCAAAAAAGAAAGAAGCCAAAATACTTTGATGGGTGTGAAGTATTTGAAGTATGCCCAGAAGAATTAGTTTCGTTTAAAGGAGCAAAACAATGGAAAGATGTTCCCGATAGTGAAACAAAGAATTATCTTCAAAGATTTCAAAGAAGAAATAAAGCAGCAAAAATTGGTGTTGTTGGAAAAAATCCAATAAGCGGTGATCAAGATTTGTTCTGGATTACATACCCATCTAAAAACTTTTTAGGTGAAGGAAAAAATGATCCAGTTGAAATTATGGTGCAAAATGTAGTCAGCCCACCACCAGAAGATTTTGATAAAAAAGGAAAACCTATTCCCGGTGTTGCCACCGAAAGACTGGGCCAATTAGTATTGGGTGGGCAAAGTCTTACTACTGCTAATAAGACTGGTAGCAGAGAACTTGTACGGGGCGTAGAAGATAAATTACAAGATATAGCAGGCAAAGCAGTTCCTAAAAATGGAACAGATTCCTTTTATTTAAATCCAGAAACAATGGAAATAGAAGGAAAGGATATTAAAGGTCATACTAATACAAGTGGTGGAAGAATAAATGTTAGGGATTACGGTAATTTTGGTTCATTGGCAGATATCATGGGAAAAATAAAAGAAACCATGAAAGATACAGATTTAGATCCAGAAGATGTAGAAAAAGTAAAAGAACAAACAAGAGCTGCATTACGCCAATTAGATAAAACACATGGTTCACAATTAAAAGATGCTGCACTGAAAAATGAAACTGGAGAAGATTTAGCCATATTCCCAGACGTTTCATCTAAAAAATTCAAATTTCCATTTTTACCAACCTTTGTTCCACGAACAAAACAAAGAGGATTGCTTGCCCAATCTAATTTTAGATTTGGTCTAGAAACTCGCCCCGGAAGAGCTGAGGTAAAAGTTAGACCATCACCAGACTTTTCTACAGAAACAGCGCAATCAATAATGGTTAAAGATTCTGCAACTGGGAAAATGACAAGCGCACAAATGGATCCTGAAACTATGGATTTAATTTTAGGAAGAGTAGAACCGGGATTGAGAGCGGTAATGAAACAAACTTTGGAACCATATGTAAGAAGATAAAAAAGCCCCTTTCGGGGCTTTTTCAATCCTGAATAAAGTTTTTACTTTTACAGCACTTTGGTTTTGTGCATTCATTTCTTTCTCTGGCTTCGTTAATGATCTTTGTGTCAGCATCATTCCAGCCAGTAGCATATTCCTGCCAGTATGGATCTGATGTTGAAATAGCTTGTGTAGGTTTTTGACCACCATTCATACGACACTGAAATCCTTTATCATATCCTTCACCGGGAGTATAATTGCTCATTTCGGTCTCCTTGGATCGGGAGGTAACATTGAAATCTGAGTGAGTACTTTATCAAGAGCCTTGACGTGTGCATATTGCTCAGTAATTGAAAGATAGCCACGAATTTCAATAAGCTTCATGTACTCTTCTTGAGTAAAAGTAACTGTAGTAGTTTTTGGTCTCTGTGCCTTTTTATTTGGCCTTGACATTTTATTTGAAGGATTCATAACTTCCTTTAGGATATCATCAATATTAAGATATTCCTTCATGTAGTTCATGGGATCTTCTTGATTGTTTCCTTGCATACTTTCCCACATCTTTTTAAACTGGTCATTTACTGGACCATAGTAAAAAAATCCGTTTGGATTGAATGGGTTGTTTTCATCATCCCCATTGTTTTGCCAATTTCTAAAATCATTGTAATCTGAATTATTCATTTATTTCCTTAGTTGGTATCAAAAAATTGTTCATAAACTACTTTACCGGTGTTATCTGTAACCGAAAGATAGCGAACATGACGGTCAATGGCTTTGCTAATATTTAGTGGATCATTAGATCCAAATGAAAGATGCTTGATCCATGCAGGACAACCGCCCAAGGAAATTCTTACTTCATTTCCTGCAGCGTCTGTTCCATAAAAATCAAATGTGCATTTTTCGCCATCATAGTAGGTAAAAAAACAATCAATACGATCATACTTCTTGCGAACATCCGCAAAAGGCATATCAGGTGCAGACTTAGCCATTTGGCAATCTCTCATGCTTGACTGAAAGGGGAAGTTGACCAATTCCGTCAAGCTTACGGAGAGTGGCAACCTTTGCGTTCATTAACGACTCGGCACGCTTTGCCTTTTGACGTTCATAACGCTTCTTGTGTCTACGAGCAGCAATACGTTGTTTTGAATTAGGCATGTTTAAATATTATCTCATTTCTTGAGTTTGTCAAGCTTTTCTTTTAAAACGATATTTTCTTTGGTTAACATAGCACCAGCTTTAATCAATTGCATGTTTATTTTTTGGAGTTCTTGGACTTTTTTCTTGAGCTTTTCGACTTCTTTTTCTGACATCCAAAAATTTTATCCCAATTTTTGCAATAAACTTCATGATTTACCGGTCGGTAAGTATCACCTTTTCCTGCACTCATATCTAGCATAGTTTTTATTATATATCATGGAGAAATAAAGTCAAGTCTAAATATTTTTATGAAAAACACTAAAGGGTATTATAGTTGGATTCACAGCCTCAAAGCTGCTTCTGTAGAAGCACATTTCAAAGGCAAAGTAATGCTAGAGGAATCTATGCAATTAGGCATTAACCCTGCTGATTTGCAAAGAGCACAGCAAGAGCTTATGACCAGTTCTGATGGTCCCGGAAGACCACCAAAGGGCCCACACATTGATCCAAAGTTTGCTGGAGATGTTAAGAAGACATCTGCCCAAATTTATGCAGAAATTTTGGCTGCTAAGAAGGCCAAGGACGCAATGCCAACACAAGTAGATATGACTGGTGACGGCAAGGTTGATGCCCTAGATGTTGCAGTAGATGCCAGAGATAATAACATTGAAGACGAAGACAATCCAATTGATCCAAACTTGATGCGCGCTCCAACAAAGCTTGCAAGACAAGCCAGAGCCGAAGCTGGTTTTGAGACTGAAGAAGACAAAGAACTTGCAGCACAAGAAGACGAAGAGGCCGCTTACTATGCTCGCCAAGAAGACGAGCAAGAGGGAATAGAAGGAATCGTTAACAGAATGCTTCGCGGTAAGCGTTAAAGGTCTATGTGTCCTATATGGGCACTCCAAGACCATTCATTCCATAGTATACGAGCAAACTCGTCGTCTGGATCAAAACGACGAGTTTGTATTTCTGTCATGCCTTTTTCAGATATTGCAGCATCCATTTCCCATGAATACCAATACCACTGCCCCGGTTTTAAAAATTCATTCGTTATTAAACAACGAATTTCGTTTGACATTAAATCAATTTATGTACCAAGCAGTAAAACCACCGGGTAATGCAGTTAAAGCATATACTTGCATTGGAAAAATATATGGACTTGAATTGATTAAAATTGATCCAGCAAGCGTAGAACCAGCACTAGTAACAAAGTGAACTGTCGCGGTTCCTACAGTTCCGGCAGTTCCCCCGTTGAATAAAATTCCTTTGTGTTTAGGTAATTTTGCTGATCCTAAAGTAAATTGATTTGCTACAAAGTATTTGTCGTACATGGTACAAATATTTAGCTATTATTTGGAGTCCATTCTTTATATGCTTGTGAACTCCAAAATGGACTTAAATGATCCGATCCAGTGGCAAATCCAACCATCCAAATGCATCTATGGACATTTCCTTGTTTCTTCAACACCCCTACATGATAGGCTGATCCTTGAGAATATTGGTCAGCTTTTATCGTAAATGGCGTTTTTTCTTTGAGTTCTTTTTTAAAATTTTCAATGAACTCCGGATAAATTTTTTCAACAATAGGCTCAAGCTTTTTAGGCTTGCGTTTTGGTTGATTGGAAGTTTTACGAATTCTTGGCATAATGCGGCTGGAGAGAATCGAACTCTCATATCAAGCTTGGAAGGCTAGAGTAATGGCCATTATACTACAGCCGCGATATAACTATTATAGCAGGCTAAACAATGAAGTCAAAGAAAATAAATGAAGGAAATGTTTACAATGTGGAAACAACTTTTGGTGCATCTCAAAATGCTTCAAAAGATGGTTTGGCTTCATGGAAACAAGAAATGCGTAAACAACTCATGCAATATTTGAGCAGATCAAATGTTCCAAATGTTGAAGCGGTCATAAAAGCCACTTTTGGTGATATTTTAGATTAATCCCAAAGTTTGTGTGATTTTTCTATCCAACTTTGAAGAATTAAAATGAAAATCAAATTCTTTAGTTAGTTCTTCTCTGGACTTGACCATTTTATTATATTCTTTTGTGGTGTCTTTTCCATCAGTTTCCATGCGTCCCAAACGGTACATTACTTGTCCAAATTCATAAATTTTAGCTTCAAGATCCTTGTTTGTCATAGTTATAAATAACAATAGCATATTTTTAGGTAAAAGCAAATGAATCATATAATAAGACAATATTTAAATTCTTTCCAAGCACCTTATTTACAGAATAGATTTCTTTTAGAAAATTCAAGAAGTTTGGGTTCTTTGCCACCAAATATTAACTATAATGGTTTACTTTATAGTTTTGTGCCAGAACTGCAAATGTTCGTGAACCAATATGGACATGCTATCGATATTTCTCAGGCTGCTGCATTTGCTGAAATGTCTGAAATGAGTTCCTATTCTGATATAGACGATACATCTATTGATCCGGGAGTAATAAGACGAACAACGGCAGAAAGATCTGCTATCTTGGCTTTTGCTTGGGCTTGGCCAAATCAATGGGTTTGGTCTGGAGAATATTGGACCAGATCTGATAATTCTAAAAATTTAGCAGCATTCAGTGAAAATTTAAATTTAACTTCAATCGATAATGACCAATCTGCAGTTTGGAACAATCAAAATATTAGATCAATACAAACAGGCATAACTGCTCCAGATGGATCTAATACTGCTATTGCTTTTGGAACAACCGCTGGTGGAGGTTGTTATGCAGCAATAAGACAAACTCAATATGATTTAAAACCCGGAACGACTTATACGTTCTCATATTATAGAAATATAACAGATGGTGCTACCGGAGGTACATTTAGATTTAGAAATGTTACAGGAGCTGTCGCATCTAATGATATTCAACCATCTATTACATTTACAGGAAGTGGATGGCAAAGATATTCACACACTTTCTCAACAGAAGCAAATCAAACAGGATTAGATTTTTATATTTTAAGCAGAAGTAATTCAGCATCAGAAACATCTGGTGTAACTGTATATCTTTGGGGTGCTCAATTAGAAGAAGGTTCTATTGCTACAGAATATTCAAGAAGCAACGGTTTCAGAGATGCCAGAGGAGGAAGTATAGGATCTACTGGTCCAGTTTATGATTATAATGAAACTGCTTGGCTAAATTATGGTCCAACTAATGGAATAACTTATGTTTGGCCTTTTGTTAACTTTTATAGAATCAGTGGATGGGAAATTGATAATACAAGTGGATGGACACAAAATTCAGAAATTAATAGAATCACCAGTCAGCTAAAGAAGTTACCAGAAGGAAAAAGAGCATTCCAACCAACCTTGTTCAATAGAGATGATTGGTTTAAACTCACCTCAGATAAAATTGGTGCAACTGGTGCAGCTAGTAGAGAATATTTTAATAATGTGTTTCCATTCACGGGAACTAATTTAGCAAATAATTATCCCGGTCCGTGGAATGATTTTGGTATAGCAGCTGGATCACAATTCTATAATCAATTATTGGATATTTTTGGTGCAACAGGCGTTGTTGTTGATTATGTAATTGGCGACAATGAATCAAATTATCCACAAAATTTTGGAATTATTGGTGTTACAGGTGCTACCGTCGGATATGTAAGTGATCCAAGATATTATCAAGAATGGCGTGGTTTGTCTTCTTGGAATTCATTTATGAATTCATATGGTGTTACTGCTGCAAATATCAGAGGACCAGCGGTTTCTCAATCAAATGACAAAGTTGCCTACTTGGTTTGGAATAATATTACTAAACAACATCAAACTGTTGTGAATAACGAAATTTGGGCAAATCCAACATTACAAAGATATCCCAATGCAACAGTATCAAATTATGCATATTTTAAATCTGACGGTGGACCAACTTATGGAGCACCAGATCCATTTGGTCATCCTCAATTCAATTCTTCATATGTTGGAAATGCAACATCTCCAGTTTTATATGGAGAAATAACACAGATTGATGCAACTGTTTCTCCGGGAAACGTATTTGTAAAACCAGAAAACCCAACTTTCTTAGTTTTGGCTGTGTCAGGAGCAACAGGAGTAACTTTATCAAAAGGACCTTGGACAAGCTTTACTCAAGCAATGCAAGAAGTCAGATCAGCAAAAAGAGGGGCACCAAATGTTCCAATGACACCTTGGATCGCCTCTGTAAAATATGCAGGTATCTGTGCTTACAATGATACTAGAGTTGCACCAACTGTTGGTTTTGCAGACATTGGTACGGGATATTCGAATGTAATGGGATATACGGCTGGTGGTCCCGGAAACTCTGCATATTATTATGAATTAGTAAGACATATTGGAATGCATGGTGTAAAATCTTTTGCTTATTGGAATTCAGTCTCATTCTCAATATATGAAAATGAAACCCAATTACCAGATAGAGATTATTTTGCAAGAGGATTTACCACATACGTTCAAGATATTGCGTTGCTAAATGAAACAATTAAAGACTTGAATGATAATTTGGGTGGATATACCATTGAAACTGCCGATTCAAGTAGAATAAGCTGGCTTGCGGATTATATTACTAGCGGTGCACCGAAAGCCGATGGTTCATATCTATGGCGTACAACAATCAAACCCGAAACAATATTTGAATATCCAGAGTCAGCTTTGGTACCAAGCAAAGTCTTAAGCGGTTCGTGTGTAGGTACATGGATAACAACACCTACAAGTACACCACCTGTTGTTCAACCACAGACATTGAAAGATACATTTTACATGTTTGGCCCATCATCTACCGATGGTAGCGTAGAAGCCCAAGGAAATAACACAGAATACGCAAAATGGTTATCTTTGAATAAGACGGTTGTAACAACTTTCCAAGGACTTCCATATACTGGAAACTTTGGCACACCGCTGGCTAGAGGAAGAGCCTATGATTTTGAATATGATCCGGTGAATCCTGAAGTATCAAGTCCGTGGCATAACGTATTCTATGAATTGTGTATAGATGCTTACAATTGGGGTGCACGATCATTCTATCTTTCTTATCCTCTTGGACAAATTCCACAGTTGGCATATCCATTCAAAGATATTGTTAATAGAAGAAGGGGTGTATATACAAGTACTACCGATGCAGCATATTGTCCAGCAAGATGGAAAGGATTTACTTCGGCAATAAAAGGATTGCTTGAAGGGACATTGAATCCTGTTGGTGCTTGTGCAGCCAAAGCTGGTTTAGGATTTACAGCAATGAGTGAAGGCTGCAATGTTATGATGTATTTCCAAGGTACAAATGGTTATTGGGAAAATAGGTGGGGAAATACCGCAGCAGGAACAAACGGTATCACTTTCTACGAAGGATCATTGAAGCTATGGGATGATTGCTATGCCATAGCAGGCACAACTCAAGGTGCCAATGATCTATATTATTCTTACGTTGACCAATTTGTTGATGAAATCATAAGCATAAAGAGCAGTCTTGGAACTGCCGGAACACTTTCGTGCACATTTGATGCTACTGTAGATTCTGCAACTCCCGCAACTGTAGGATTGTTTGAACAACTGCCTCCTTCTTATACAAGAGGAAATTCATATGAATTAACCGATTGGTATATCCAAGAAAGATTGCGTGCAGCCGGAATACAATCTTACGTTGAAGCCAGAACAAATAAATCTTTCTCCTTAATAAACATGGGAGTTACTGGTGCTGGTTGGGATACAGGTGCTCCTTCTGGAGACCCATCTCTTTTAAGAGGTATAGACATAGGAACTCTTAGATTCAATAACAAGAATCTACTAATGAATAGTGAAAATTTTGCATATCCCGGTTCTTGGTCAACAAGTTTGAATCCAGTAGTTTCTGGACCAACATTTGGACCAACACCAATAGGAACTACAAATGCAAACTCGGTAAGATTTACACAAAATTATTCAAGAGTAGTACAGGTACCAACAACTGCTCAACGTTCGGCGCTGAGTGTTGGAAATACTTGCACATATTCGATGTGGATTAAACGAGTCAGCGGAAACACGGGATTGATCCTCTACCATTTCAATGGTGGTTCAGGCGAAACTCCAATAACTGTAACTAACGATTGGGCTCGTTACTCCACTTCTTTTGCTCCAACAAATACGGCTGTTGAAGTTGGTATAGCTGATAAAAATTCTACCGGATTTGGTTCGGTATTGGTATGGGGTGCACAACTAGAAACAGGATCAACTGCAACTTCATATCAAAGCACTACAGCCGAAGCAGAATGGAAAAACTGGTTGGCAGTAGAATACAATGTATGGTTCCAAAACCCTAGAAATCCAGTTTTAGGTGCAACACAAGATGCATTCTATTCCGGTTATCTTACTGATGAGCAAACACCTACCTGCTTTAGATGGAATCAAAATACTGGTCCATTACCAGCCAGTAAAAATCCATATAGTGTACCAAGTACAATTGTAACTGGAGGAACTTCTTATACACTGCCGTTCAATTACGCGTCGTATTTATACTCTCCACAAAAATATTTGATCGATCTGTATTCCGCAGTGGATGTATACAGAAAGTTCAATAACCTAGCCAACACGGGGCTTACATTCAGCGGTGTATTGTATGATCAGCCGACTAAGGGTTATGTAATGAGTTATGATGATTTTGCGAGAGGTTCTTGCGGAAACTTGGATGTAAATGCTGATCGTAACTTTAGCAGTTTGACTGGTTATTATAGAGCTTCTACGGAACAAAATCAAGAAGGTAACGCACTTGGTTTCGCAACTCCAACGAAGGTATTCAATGCAGCTGCCTTTGCTGCCAATCCATCGGCATATGCAGCTAATGGTGGAAGTGGTTTCTGGCAGCTTTCTGCAGCTACATTCTGGAGAGAAAATGTTAAGCAACCAACATTTGACGGGTTCTTGAATATGTTGCGTCAAGTATCCTTGACAGGTGCTCCGATTTATGGAAACACCAGTGGTTGGGCTGGAGCAACGTATCCTTACGACTTCTACTCAAGGGGAATAATGCCTCTGAACTACAGAAATTAAGAAAGGCCCGAAAGGGCCTTTTTTAATCCTTCTTCTTATTTTTATTTTTCAAAGCCCACAATTCATCAGCTGTTCTATCATAATGATAATCTGATCTGCTGCATTGTTCACGTGCATCAAACATCATCTTCTTCAATTCATCATTAAGAATATGCTTGCGCTCATAAAGTTTATCCATAGGATTGTCTTTAGCATCTTTCTTTCCTTTACCAGCATATGAACCAATTGCCTCACAGTAATCTGCATAATTTTGCAGAAGCAAAGAAAATGGCATTTCAGCCAAAGATTTATTAAAAGTTTCATCATTGTCTGAAAGAAGATATTCAACCATATCAAAATCGTTGAGAATGTATGGAACTGTTTTGGTTCTTTTCTTTTTAGCCATGACAACAATATATCCTGTAAAAAGAGTAAGTCAATTAATTGACTATGACATCTATTGATATATAATACTACAGATATCGCGGATGAGAGAGACAGAAACTCGCTAGGCTCATAATCTGGAGAATTGGGTGCAACTCCCAAATCCGCTATTTGAAGGTCTATAAAGCTGCTTAGGGATAACTGATACCCCGCAGTAATCAGAGGTGGGGCGCGAATACCTCAGAAGAACGCGAAGGGCTAGTATTATACTTCCCAAGGCTTGATCGGCCTTGGAAAAAGGATTCAATGCCCGTTTTAGCCACTTTAGCTCAACGGTAGAGCAATGCTTTTGTAAAGCATAGGTTGCGGGTTCAAATCCCACAAGTGGCTTTTGGCGAGTTTACTCAAGCGGTCAACGAGGGCAGACTGTAAATCTGCTGGCATTGCCTACGAAGGTTCGAATCCTTCAGCTCGCATTATGCACAATGTGAACATACCTCATTTTTATTGTTATCTTCGTAAAGAGCACATGTACCAACATGAGCAGCATAAGGGAGAATTTGACAAGGTTTTGGTATTCGGTGCACAGTCATGTGCTGGATATGCCATGACTTTTCATGTCATGACTGACTACGGAATTGTTCGTAGCAGAGTCCCTGTTCATATGCTATGCTGGAAGCCAGAGGCTCCTTTAATGCCACTGGATCATTTGCAACTCTGGGATTGTTTCCATGAGAATGTATCCACTGTTGAATACGATGCTCTATTTGATTGCAGAGCAAAAGTTGTTCTGAAAGACAAGACAGAGCATTGGGGCGACTATGTGATGACCTTTGATTGGTATAGGAATGCCTATTCAGAGGAACCTACGCAATACAAGTGCCTTCACATGATTGCACTGGACAACGGAAACTATACACTCCAGCCAAACAATAGAATTTTTTGGAAAAACATGTCATTTGTCACCAAGCCATTCCCGGAAAAACCGGACTTCAAGGTTGACAACAAGGCATGGAAGTGCGAAGGTGAGAGTGATCGTTGGATCATCGATGGTCACGATGACAATTATTACTACGATATAAAGCCTACTACATAATAATGGTATTGTTGATAATGGATTGAAATGCGTACAAGACGGGGGTTCGAATCCCCCCGACTCCATTAGCCTAAGTCAGAGAATCTGCAATCCTCTGAAAACGGCGAGCCAAGTCCTCGTAGCAGCGGGGCATTTCCCGAAGTCCTAGGCTTCGGGTCACGGGGTCGAAAGGAATAGATTGGCGCAAAGTAATGAAGAAGGAGATACCCGACACGGGTAACAAGTGTCGCAAATAAACAGTTGCAAAAAATAATTGCTAACGAATTAGCAATGGCTGCTTAAAGCAGTGGGGTTTCCCGGTTTTCCCGCATCTGAAAAACCGGGTTTTTTATTGCCATAAATATCTTTATGATTGTAAAGCGCGGCAATAAATGGGAGGTTAGGGATTCCTCCGGAGAAAAGCTTCTCGGTACACATTCTACCAAAGAAGAAGCTACTGATCAATTGGCTGCTATAGAAATATCCAAGAAAGAAAGAAAAGGATTCAAACAGTATGTAAAAGAAGCTAATGAGCTAACTTTACAATATCATGCTGAACTAAATCCAAAACTTTGGGAAAATGGAAAATTAAAAGAAGATGTAAGAAATAAACTTCTTCAAATAGCAGATGTATGGTCAAAGTTTGCTAAGATTCCTGCAGAAGCAATCGAAGACATAATTTTTGTTGGTGGTAATGCAAATTATAATTACACAGATTTCTCTGACATTGATTTGCATATTCTTGTGGATAAAGATAAAATTGCAGATTGCCCAGAAATTTTAGATGAATATTTAAAAGACAAAAAGCAACTATGGGCTCAATCACATGACATAAAAATATATGATCATGATGTAGAACTTTATGCACAAGATATAGACGAATCTACTCCTTCAAACCAAGGTTCGTATAGCATAGTTCATGATGACTGGGTTAATGAACCCAAACAAGAAGAAGTAAATCTTGATGACCCCGAAATACGTATGAAGGTTCTAGATTTTATTCATAAGATTGAAAATTTAATTTCTAGTAACGCTTCAGATGAATCTTTTGAAAAAATGAAAAAGAAGTTCAGAGAGATGCGTTCTGCAGGACTGAAAAAATCTGGAGAATTTTCAGTAGAAAATTTAATTTTTAAAGAACTTAGAAATTTGGGTTATTTTGACAAAATTAACACCTATATCACCCAAAAGCAAGATGAAAGATTGAGTCTTAAAAAGACTAAATAATATTATGAATAATAGAGAATACCAAGAAATTTTAGAAAATCTATTACACCGCATAGATCTTTTAGAAAAACAATTAAAGAAGTCTAAAAAAGCTGACAAAGACTACGATGGGGACGGAGAAGTTGAATCCGGGACCGAAGAGTACTTTGGCTCAAAAGACAAGGCTATTAAAAAGGCTATAGCCAAGAAAAAGAACAAGAAAATTGAAGAAGCACTAGACCGCGTTGGTGGAAATTATAATAATAATAATCCGGGTTTAAGATGCCTTATGCATATGGTTAACAAGAATTCACCATTGGTTGAAAGTGCTTCAAATATTTTGTCAAACAAAAAACAAACCACAACAAATAAATTTAAAGATAACGGAACAAAAATTCAACTTTCAGAATCTTTGACTTTTGGTGGTTTTCCTGCTCTTCGTAAATTAAATGAAAATGGAGTAGTTGGCCAATTTAATGATTCAGATGACCGGGGCAATGATGAAAAGGTTGCAACGCGAACAGATTCAATTGCACAAAAAATTGGGTTGTTGAATAGCTGGGGAGGAAATCCAGTTGAATATGATGTTACAACCGATGAAGGTTTGACAAGAGCATTGCAACATATTCAAGGAGTCAGGACCGGAATGGACGCTGCTGATTCTAGATCTAATATTAGCCAAAGTGAATTGGATGCAGACAAACACAATAGTCAATTTTTAGATCAACTTACACAAATGGCAAAACAAAGAAGATTAAAAGTAAAACACCAAGGAATTGGTGGCCATTGGACAATGGATTATGGAGCTTCTAAATAAAAAACCCCACTTAAGATCGCATCTTAGGTCCGACAATCCCGAGAAGTTCGGGGTTGTTTCTTTTACCGTTCTACGAATTCAACCCAGTCTTGATGGACTACATGGCATTCGCCATAGCCATCTTTAATTTTGCTCAAATCCCACCAAATAACATCACCAACTTTAATATCTTCAGTTAGTTTATTCCCAACTGCAGTTACTTTTGCTGGAATGATCTTTGACTTTGATTTCTCGTTGTAAATAATGCCTGCTTCTGTGGTCTTTTCACCACCAATAAGCGACTTAGCCAATACCCATTTTCCTACTGGTTTCATAATATTCTCCTAGTTCCTCAGCTTGGATTCGAACCAAGACAAAGAGGTTCAAAGCCTCTTGTGCTACCTTTACACCACCGAGGAGTAAATTTGTGAACAATACTGATTCATTATAATTGAACTTGCACAACCAACATTGATGCTGCGAACAGAACCATACTGAGGAATGTACAGAACATCATCACACATACTTAGAACGTCTGAAGGAATGCCAATTTGTTCCTGCCCAAAAACCATAATATAATGAATATTAGGATCAAAGGTATAAGCATTGATATCTTTTGCTTCAGGAACATTATCTATACCAATTACTCTGACTTTTTTTCCTGCGGATTTATCACCATATCCAGAAGAGTGCATATCCAAAAAAACGGAAAGAGAATCAATATCGCGTACATGACGAAAATTGGTGTAGTGATGAGTCCCAACAGTCCCCCGCCTGTCGTATTTTTTATGCCCATAAATTAAAACTTCTTTCGCAAGAAATGCATTAGCGTTACGAATAACGGTTGCAATATTAAAATCATTGCCAATATTACAACAAACAACTGAATAATTAAAACGTTTTTCGTCCAAATCTGCTCTGATAGCATCATCGTTCCAATAATGATAATGATCAATAATATTACGAGTTTCCATTTCCAAGTACCTTAAACCCATTGGCAATTCTGATTTCTTCACAAAAGGTATGATGCTGGCTTCCAAGTTTGCAAAGTTTTCCGGGCTTTCCAGTTACTTCACAAATAGAATATGTGTCATCTTCGGCTCTATCTACCAACTTGCACAGTTCTTTGTGAAAGTCATGATCTTCGCAAAGGGAAGTAAAGTAGAATCGAAGTCCACCAAACTTTTCTTTAATTTGAAGAACCGTAAACGGATATTCATCAGGATTGTAAGTATTGTTCTTCAGATGTTCTTCAAGAAGAACAGTCAAATCTGCACAGAGTTTGTCAACTCTGGAAACCCAACCTGCGGGAAGAGAATAGTATGAGGACTTATCCATGTTCTTGAATACAACAGGATATTTGGCGACCAACACATCAATCTCATCATTTACTTCAATAATTTCTTTTGGATTCATTCGTCTTTTCCTTTTCCCCAACCATGAATTCCACAATCAGGGTGGTGCATGCTTTCTTTGTAAAACTCTCTTAGAGTCATGTCAAAGGGATAATGTTTTAAAACTGCTCTTGCCCGTTCTCTTATTGCTTTTGGAACACCGGGTGTAACTTTTGGATCCAAAAGATCGAACAAAAATTGTTTAGTATTTACAAGACTATTGTATTCTTCGTGTGGAAGTGTCATAATGACCCTTACGGGATTCGAACCCATGTTATGGCCTTGAAAGGGCCGTGTCCTAGACCGACTAGACGAAAGGGCCGAACTACTATCTGTTATTCAATCTTTGCTCGGACTTCAAGAATCATGAAGCCAACAAGCATTCCAACGATGCTACCAATGACTGCACCCTCGTAGTTCTTGTGGAATACAAGTCCAATCATATTGATCATCATCAGAATCATGAAAGGAACCATCAACTTGCTAAGAATCTTTTTCATAGTCTTATTATATCCTGTCTTGGGTGTTTGTCAATCAATCGGGCATGAAAGATTCGAACTTTCGGCCTCTTGCTCCCAAAGCAAGCGCTCTACCAAGCTGAGCTAATGCCCGTGTCTTTTATTTATCTTTATTTTTTTATTTTGCTTTCCAAACTTTGGTTTTTAAAGCACGTCCAGATTTTTGAATCACCGAATGATGACCAAAATCAATACACACATAACGCCCACACCAAACACCAATATTATCGCAATGCAAATCGCCACCAAGAACACATGTTCCGTTGATGATGTATTCTTTTGGAACATCATCAACTGGCGTAGTGATTTGGGAAAGAAGAATCTTCATTGCACGACAAACTTTTTCAAGATTCTTTTTGGATTGTGCCATATCAGCAAAGCATGTTTGGTAGCCCCAGCGAACAGGATTCCCGTAGCCATCTACAAGTACAATGCGTTTTCCGACAGGAGGAGCGAGACCAGCCTTTGCTGCACGACGCTGGCGAAGCCAAGCATTTTTGGCTTCTTTCTCATTCCAAAACACCTTAAGAGCATATTGATTTGATACATTGATCGCAGCATTATTTTCTAGAAAAATAGAACTTGCGCCACCAAAGCCATTATCATCGCTCTTTCCAAGAAAATATTTTAACTTGTTGAAGTCATACACAAGTACTCCATCTGTTTCTTTCTTGTGTTTAAATTGAGGATATTCGCTTTGTAGCGGATCTTTCATGCTCATAGTATACCCTAATGCAATTAGCAGTCAAGCATAATCAATACTTTTGTTTATATGTTTCTTTAAAGTAAATTAAAACTTCTGCAATTCCTAAAGCAATCACTGGTAGAAACGTAGCAATCGCAAAGCACCAAAATGGTACAGTATGTTCTACCATTAGATCCCATCCATTTCATTGTTGTCATTGGGTCCAAAGAATCCCAATGCGTTGTCCATATCTGCCATATCGTCCAAAGCCTGTTGCTGCTTCATCTTCTCCATGCGCTCCGGTGTACGGAACTTCTTCATGAAGTCACACTTGCAATGTTCAAACTCACGGTCATCAGCGTGAATGAGAAGCCCGTCCCATTCATCGCACCAATGCCATCCATCGTCAAGTTCCTGTGCGGTCAGCATGACGCTCTCATCACCATCAAAGGGCTGCATGAGGTAGTTCCAACGCTCTTGGGACATTTTGTGTTTGTCAAACATTGCCGTCCTCCTTGTAGCAGTCCCAGCCGCGCTCTTGCGCCCATTGCTTTGCATTTACCGATGCGGAGATGGCGGCGACATTTTTACATATCTCGCGCCTAGCCTCGTCACGCTCGCGTTCCAACTGACAGATCCTAGCGTAACCGTGGCAAATTATATTGATAATTTCTGGAGTGAGACTGGTATACTTTGAAAGTTCACGCAGTTCGTATGCAACATCCTCGTCCTTGATGTTTTTTAATTTTGGTCTATTAGGATTGTGCCAATCTTCACTCATTGGTATTACTTTCCAAAGGTAATGGTGATCTTCTCAGCCAGCTGAACGCACAGCATCATCATCATGAATGCCGTCCCAAGGAAAATGACGGTGACGGCAACATCCATAAGGAAGCCCAACACACCCTGTTCGGGAAAGAGGCTGAGGGTCTTGGTAACGGTCTTGGTGTTCTTTTTCTTGGTAGCCATGTTTATTTCTTTTCTGAATGTTTGATATAGTCGATTTCGTGCTTGAGGAAGTCATCTTCAACCACATAAATGTTATGCGAGATCTTGTCCAACATATCTTCAATCTCAACCTGCGAGATGGTTCCATCTCTGACATCATTACGCAGAAGATCAATCTGTTCAATGACGATGGAAAGTTTTTCCATTGCTTTGAAGAAGCGCTTCGGGCTCTTGGTCTTGGTCTTGGTAGTAGGTGGTTTGATTCTCATGCCCATAGTATAGCCCACACAAACCATCAGTCAATCATCTTTCATAAATAGTTACATAAAAAAGGAAATGGTGCATGCAAAACAATCACGACAACTTAGAAGAAGGTTACTTTGGAGATGTTGCAAAAAATATTATTGGAAGACCTGTTTTTGATACAATTTCAAAAATTCCACAAAAAGCATCTGAGTATATTAAATCAACAGCCAACAAATTAACAGGGGTCAGTGATAAGTTAGGAAATATTTCACAATCTTTGAGAGCAGAACCTACAGTCGTCAGACCGCAACAATCTTGGCGAGTTCCAAGAGATGCCGAAGAAGGACGTAGGCAGGTTGCAGAACATCACGCCCGTACTGCGTATTTCTTAGTACCCGAAATACAAAAACATGCAAAACGTGCTGATTGGGAAATGGAATATGCAAACAGAACGTCAATTCCAACTCCTAGACAAATAGAAGAAATTCGTGATGATTTAACCAAACAAAGAGGCGAGACATCAGGAAAGAAAAAACCAAAGGCAGTAACTGACAGGGACATTCAAAAAGCATGGGAAGAAAAAGCGAAGCCACAACAACAAAAACAAGCAGTAATTACATCATTGCTTGGTAGAGCCCATAATCTTCTTGCGGGATCTGTATTGAATTCCATAGATTCTGTATACGAAGGAAAACCAGCTCATTCAGGTATTCATTTGAATACAGGTTTTAGTGGAAATTTTGCAGATAAAGATCATATAGGTGTTCAATATGCAAAAGCATGGGAATCTGCAGGTGAAGCCCAAGCCTCAATGCCTAGACCAGAAGATCTGTTTGGAGAGCATACTCACCATGTAGGGGAAGGACATGAGTGGATTATTCATAAAGATAATATTGGTGACAGTCTTGCCAAAGATGTTGCAAAGGCAAACAAGCAAGCAAGAAAGGCATATGCCGATGCTATAGCAGTTGCAACAGGTCATATTAATGATTTAAATTCTAGAAGAGCCGAACAAAGAGCAACCAATGCTGCAGGCACGCAACTTAAATTGGTTGAAGCATACAAGAATCATCATGTAAAGATAGATTACGGTATAATGTGCGGTGGATTCCCCAGCAAGAAATCAAAATTTTTAACTGAAGAAAAATGAAAAGTTTTTTGAAATTTTTTGTTGAGGATACTCAAGAGTTCTCATCAGCGGGAACCAGCATCAACAGCACCAAACTTCCAACTGGCTACTCAACCGTTGCCAAGAAGTTTGGTTGGAAGAAGGGATCTACCCACATTGATATTGGAGGGGGAAAGTTTGACAATGCCGTAGAATTTTTAGGAAAATTAGGAGTCAACGCTCATGTCTTTGACCCTTACAACCGCCCCGAAGAACACAATACTAGAGTTATGAAAGAGATGGGTAGGGGGGCAGACAGCGCATCTTTGTTCAATGTTCTGAATGTCATCAAGGAACCCGAATACAGACAAGAAGCACTTCAGACAGCATTTAGAACCCTCAAGCCCGGTGGAAAAATCTTTATTTCCATTTACGAAGGCGATAGAACAGGACAAGGAAAGCAAACCAAGAAGGATTCGTGGCAGAACAACATGACCACGCAAGCACATCTACCCGAAATTAAAAAAGTTTTCCCAAATGCCCGAATAGAACATGGAATCATACACGGAACAAAAGAATGAAAAATTTTAAACAATTTCTAGAAAATTATGATGTTTATATTGACAAGCCTATGGGATTCAAGAAGACAGAACCTGAAGTAGATGAGTTAGAAGTAACTGATACAGAAGATACTGCCCAAGAAGAAATTGCTAATCAAGTAATAAAATGAGGAGGGGGTAAATTGGGGTATTGTGGGAGGTAGTGGGGTAGAAGAATATTAGAGAATATTTGAGAAAGTTTGGATTAGAGACCCCTCATATAACCCCCATTAATCGTGTTTTACGCCACTCCCAGCCCCTTTAAGCCTCTCAAAGTCCCTCCGAGGCCCCTAAAACAACAAAGCCTTATAAGCAATCCTAGAACGTCAAGCAATTACTTATAAGTTTTGACAAATTTTTATAAATTTTGACAATTATTTGGAATCCCGCCTCTCCTCAGGGCCCTTAGCTAGCCTTTCCAGAGTCTTTCCGTATCTACGAATGACATTCTCGTAAGCTTTGCGTATCCTGTCCGACAATTTATTATTATTCTTCTTGTCCGTCATTCTACATCCCGTCCAGAGCTCTGAGGGGGTCTGCGTGCCATCCGAAGCATTCCTAAGAGGCCCCCCTCCGTCTCCCCCGGATAGTAGCTCTCAATTTTATTTAAAGCTTCTGGGTCCTGTCCCGCCGGATCCTGTCCCCCAATATTATTACAAATTTTTGTAAAGTTTATGAGACCATAGTATAGCCCGATAAGGCAGAGCCCCATAATCAGAAGACCCATAAGTAACGCCCGATAGCCCCCAGCCCCATAACCTCTGCGAAGTGGGGATGGGGAGGCTATCGGACGCATGAACAGTCCTGTAAGTATAGCACCAGATCTGGTATAGTCCAGTAAATGGCACACAAGTCTCAGAAGTAATTCCAGAGACCGTCAGCAAATATTTCGAAATTATTGTATAAAGTTTGGCCCCATCCGCCCCGTCCCGTCCAGCGGGCTACTATCAGGGGGCGTCCAAATAAAATCAGGAATTTGAAAAACACAAATTCCTGATAGTAGCTGAGTATACAGAATCCCCCGGACTGGCTCTCTCCTTCCAGTCCGGGGGTCTGCGTTTGTTTTTATTATTACTTCTTCGTCACCGTCAGGGACAAGCCAAAGATGGAGTCCACCACCTTCTTGACGGGCTGACCCGCCACGATGTCCACATAGCGGGTGAGGAACACGCGGTTCCCGCTGCGCTTCGCCATCGTCTTGATGAAGGTGTTCTTGATCTTGGTGAAGGTTCCGGTTTCCACAATGGCATCCTCGTCCTTGACGATCTTCGGGGTCTTGGTGAGGAAGTAGGAGTCGTAGCCGGGGAAGGTGTCCGGGTGAACGATGATGCAGCCCTCCTTGAACGCCTCCTTCGCAGCCATTGCACGGGGGGAGTCCATGATCTCCTTGCGCTCATGGTACGGGGTCGTATTGAACAGATCCTCCTTCTCCTTGCGGCTCATGCAGAAGGACATGAATGCGGCTTCGTTGAGGTTGCCCTGCGCCACGAACATCCCGATGCACCGGGCATTGATCTTGTCGCGGAGGCTGTTCAGCATGGTGGCGATCACCATGTTGCCCATGCAGAGTCCCGCGTACTCACGGGTATCGACCCGGTAGACCGTTCCCATGATCTCGTTGACCACGGTGAGGGTGTTGCTTCCGGGGCTGTAGAACATGGAAGCCTTGCCCTCGTCCTTGACCATCACACCATTCGGCTGACCATCGGTAACGAGCATCAGCGTGGGAATCTGAATGTCGTTGTTCTTGACCCACTCCACCATGAACTCGGAGGCAACGGCGAGGGATTCGACCGTGGGGGTTCCACCCATCGACAGGACGCGAGGAGCATTGATTTCGTGAGTGACCAACGATCCGTAGAGCATGGCAAGCAACTCCTCACGATCCTTCGCGCTGTCCGTGGACGATGCGAGGCGGATCAGTCGGGCATGGTGGTGAACCATTGCGGTCGGGCAGTCACGCTTGGGTGACATTCCGTCATCGTACATAAAGTCCTTGCCCTCGTTGGCGGGGTCGGAAAGAAACTTCTCACGCGCCGTGTACCACTCCTCACCGTCAATCGCACAGGGGTGAACATCGGTGAACGCGAACACCTCAAACGGAATCTTCGCCTTCTCGCAGAACCACACCAACTGGAGGATCTGAAGGTAGCAGTCCCCGATGGTGTGACCCATCGACCCGCTGTAGTCAAGCAGGAACACGATGCCGTGGTTCTTGCCGTCCTGCTTGATGATCTTCGACAGGAAGATATCGTCATGGGTGCGGTACTGGTGGAGGCGGTCAAGGTTCAGCATCCCGGTCTGCTTCGGACGCTCCCGGCGGATCTCGTCCGCAGCCTTCTTGCGCTCAAACTGTGCGACCATCTGACGCACGAACGCATCGGACTCGCGGACGAACTCGCGGTACTTGATGAGCGTGGAGGCAACGAACTCCGGGTTGTTGCTAGAAATGAAGCCCTCGCGGATCATATCCGAACCGATGATTGCCCTGCGGTAGTCCTTCAGCCCGGTGAGGGTTACGGTGGAACCGTTGAACCGTTCTCCGTTCTTCTTACCACCTCCCTTGATGGTGGTATCGCTCACAGCATTCTGCGCGATCTCCTCACCATCTCCCTCCACAGACTTCTGCTTCACCTCCTGCACGACCTCCTTCATATCCGGGTGATCGTACAGACGCTTTGCCACTTCGATGGTTTCCTCGAAAGTCTTGACGGCATCCACCATGTCCGCAAGTCGCTGCTCCTCCGGGGAGAGGTTGACAACGAGGAAGCCGGGAACGCCCCACTTGATGTGAAGGTTCAGGCGATTGATGAGTCCCGCCTTCGCAATGTCCATCTTGGAGAAAGAGAACATATCCGTATCCACGATCTCCTTGTAGCCCAAGTAGAAGTCGCGGCGGGTTCCGGGGAACTTCGCCTTCATCATCTTCTCAATACGGGCATCCTCCACCACATTGGCGATCCGCTGAAGCAGAGCCTTGTGGTAGCCCTGACCCTCCGCTTCGTTCAGCAACTCCTCGCTGCGCTCGTAGGGAGTCCACAGGGCGTGGCTGATCTCATGGGCAATGAGCATGGTCTGCACCGTTTCCGACACATCCCAGTTGGGCATCGTCAGATGGCGCGTCTTGATGTCGAACGAGGCAGTCTCCGCGTTCTGATCGAACGAGAAGGACAGGTTTTCGGAGGCGAGAGCGTTGGCAAAGATGGAGAGAGAATTGTTCATGGAAGTATTGTACCACATCCTACGGGGAAGTCAGTAATTAGGTTGAGATTTTTTGGAGTCCGGTAAGCCCGCTGGGGTCCAGACTACTATCACGCCATCCTGAAATTAATAATAAAGTTCTCCGAGTCCTCGGCCCCCAAAAGGGCCTCGGATAGTAGTCCGCCATCAGCTGCCCCGCCCCCCATTCGGGGGGCGGGGCATGAGCAGCATCAGACGGTGACGGGGTTGATCAGCGAGGTCAGATCGTACAGACTCTGACTCACGGCGCTCGGGTACTCCTTCAGAACCCAAGTGGGGACGCCCTTCATGTTGATGCTCTGTGCAATGGTCAGGAGATCGGACTTCTTGAAGTTGCTGAAGTCCCCGTTGAGGTTAGCCTCCGCGTACTGCTTGGCGGCTGCGACGAAACGATTGCGCTTGTTGAGGTATGGCATTTTCTTTTTCTTTCTTTCTTGGTTAGGCGTTCATGGCGTACTGCGTGTCGGTCGGGATGTCGCGGATGATGTTGTCGATCTCACGCTTCAAGGCTTCGACTGCGGGGTTGTTCTGATCCATCCCCTCCACCGGGGGGAGGATGGTCGGGTCGATCTTGGTGTAGAGGTTGAAGAACGCATCCTGCGTAGCCGGGTCGAACCGGGTGAGCGTCAACTTGATCGCCTTCGTCTTGTCGTTGAAGATGGCGAACGCCTTGCAGACCTCCTCCAAGCGGCGGGTGGTGAGGATGTCATCGTAGCCTCCCGCCTTGAAGCCCATGCGGATCGTTTCCGCCCACTTGACGAGGTACTGCGCGAACTCCTTGTCCTCACGACCGAACGCCTTCATCTTGCGGATGATGATGCGCGCTTCGATGGTCTTGTCCGCGTAGTCCTGCTCAAACCAATAGGAGAAGCGGTCAAGGAACGCCTCGTTCATGCAGCGCGTACCCACGAACCGATCAGACTCGCCCTTGCCCTTCGTGTTGGCGGTAGCCACCACATTGAAGCCGGAAGCGGGCTTGACGAACGCTCCGATCTTCTTGATGTAGATGCCCTTGCCCTCAAGCACGGGCTGAAGGCACATCATGCGCTCCGTACCCAAGTCGATCTCGTCAAGCAGGAGGATCGCACCACGCTGCATTGCCTGAACCACGCCACCGAACACGAACTTCGTTTCGCCGTTGATGAGGCGGAAGCCACCGATGAGATCGTCCTCATCCGTTTCGGCGGTGATGTTGACGCGGATGCACTCACGACCGGAGGCAGCGCAAATCTGCTCCACCATCGTAGTCTTGCCGTTGCCGGACATACCCGTGATGTAGACGGGAGCGAACTGCTTGGAGGCGAGGATGGAATTGATGTCCTCGTAGTGACCCCACGGAACGAAAGTGTCGTTCTTGACGGGGACGAGGGAGACATCGTTAGACGGCATGACGAGGTTGTAGTTGCTGCTGTTCATGTTGCTGATTGTATCCGATGAGGAGGTGGAAGTCAGAAAATCGTTTGAAGAATCTTGAATGTTTTCGTTGGGGGTATCGGACTCTGCGGGGGTGAACTCAACCACGACCATCTCCGGGATGGAGTACTTGCCACGACTTGTACGGCGGTTCTTGTCCTGCGTCAGCCAAGCCGGGAGGACGCTATAGGTCTGTCCCCCAAGGGCATAGGACTGCCCGATGGCGGCAAGGCACTGCTCACGGGTGTAGACGGCATCACCGATGCTGTTGGGAGTGCCGTACAGGATCTGAAGGGCGTTGAGAAAGTTACGCTTGCGAATGTCGATGTTGCTGTTCATATGAACATTATATCAGAAACTTTTGGGAAGTCAAAAATTGCTCACGAATATTTTGAAATTTTTTTGAGGGTACTGTTAGCCTCTCGTCCTTTGCACTACTATCACGCAAAGAAATAATAATATACCCAATCCTCAGAAATTGCTAAAGGGCAATTTCTGATAGTAGCTCTAAGAACAAACCCCGCCTTGCGGCGGGGTTTGGAGGGGAGGAGAGCCCAGTAGCGGGAAGGCTCTCCGTGGTTGTCGAATAGAAGGGGCGGGAGTTGCACCCACATATTCACGCTTATAAGGCATGCGCTCTAACTACGATTCAGCCACCCTTCTGTGGTGGAGCCTTTTTACGGATGCTCCAATGTCCGTGCAACCGTAGGTTGCCTCTATGCGGTTTTGGAATTACCGCCAAAACTTAAAATATATAATCCGATTGAGGTACATTGTACCACCTCTTTCTTGTTTGTCAAGTCTGTGATGTCAAGCAAAAATTTTGCGGATCTGCTGGTAGCCGTAGTATGCCATCACGGACACTCCCATGACGATGGCTGCGGCTTTGATGTACTTCCAAAAGTTATTCATGGCTTTTTCCTTTCTGTGTTTCAGTTGATGACTTCTGCTGTGACGGGAACGGGCTTTGACCGCTTCCCATACTTCTTATAGATGGTGTAGGCAAGGTAGGCAAACGCCGCCAAGACACCCATCTTCAACAGGGACGAGAACCATCCGCTGCTGGGCTTCTCATTGGGCTTGCTCTCCGCTTCCTCGGTGTGTGCGTGGTTCTTCTTGCAAGCACACCCCGAAAAGTAGAGACTGCTGTAGTGGCGCAACTCGGATTCAAGGTGACGAATCTTGTTGTCCTTGCTCAAGAGTTTCCACTTGGTGTCATGCAAGTGAATCATGTAGAGCAAGGACACCACGACGAATCCGACTGTGGAAAGTCCAAGCAAAATGTTGAGATTGTGTGGGGTCACTTGCCGTCCTCCTTGAAGCAATCCCAACCCTTGGCTTTGGCGAAGTCGTGCTGCAATTCAGCACTAGTGAAATGCAAACGGCAGATCATCTGCCTCGCCTCGTCGCGCTCGGCGGTGAGGGTTGCGTTCTCCTGCCGAAGTCGCTTGTTTTCCTGCCATGCCTTTTCGATCATCAAAACTGCCTCGGTCGGAGTCATCTCCACGATCACTTCTCCTTCGCACCCCATCAACGTAACGGGGCAGGAAGCATCAATCGTCTTTGGTTTCTTCTTGCTCACTTGCCTTCCTCCTTCCGTAGCCGCTGCAATTCCTTCATGTTCTCCTCCAACACCCACCGCAGTTCTTCAATGAGTTGCGTGGCGTTCGGTGTCGCTCCGCTCAAGCCTCGCGTCTGGGCGAGAATGCGGTCGGACTTCTGTGCGAGTGTCATGGCGCAGGTGTTACTGAACATGGCGAGTCTCCTTGTGGGTGTAGTGTAGCAGTTAGGGGTGCGGGTGTCAAGGCTTGATCTGATTATCGTTGAGAGCCTTGAGGATGTTCATTTCCTCCATCTCATGGATCTTTTCGGGAGTGTATCCCTTTGCCTTCAGTTCGTCGGTCTTGATGGACTGTGCCTTCAACTGGGCGTAGAAGGCGTCAGCGTCAACATGGATGATGGTGGTCTTGCACATGGTTGTATTATACCTCGGGGGTTTGGGTTTGTCAAGTCTCGGGGGAAGGAATCACGACCTGCAACATGCAGTCGTTGCACAGTTCGAATGCTTCCCAATCTTCACCATCGGGATAGTCAATGCGAACCTTGGTCAGTTCTTCCTCAAACTCTTCGTTGCATCCGCAGCAAGTGTTCATGGGTTCCTCTCTTGGTTAAGCGTTCCCGGTTGGATTCGAACCAACGACCTGCCGCTTAGAAGGCGGCTGCTCTATCCTGCTGGGCTACGGGAACAAATGGAAGGGGTACTACTACGGCCTTTGCGGAAAGAATATGTTTTTCTTTTAACATATTCCGTGACCCGACTATATCCGATTTGTTCGCCCTTCCGTGTTGGGTGCCTTGAAGAAGGACACCCGGTAATAGCGCGAGTGGGAGTCGAACCCACACTTTGTTGATTTTGAGTCAACTGACTCTGCCGTTGGTCTACCGCGCCGTGATCCCCATTCTAGAACAGATCGGGGGTGCTGTCAAGTCTGAATTCTGAATTTATTTTTTCATAAAATTCAGAGTTGTGTGGGACGATCTTTTCATGGAGCCTGCCCACGTTGATGTGTTCGCCTACGTCATCCTTCGCATCGTAGTAGGCATCGATGAGTTCTTTTGGAGGGTTGGAGTTTCCTTCCAACCAGTACTCCATCACCTGATCCATCACGATTGCGAGTCGGTCGTATGCACGGCATGCGCCAGTAAGAAGTTCGATTGTCTCTTCGTTTGTCATAATGCCTCCGGTGGGGTTCGAACCCACGACCAATAGATTAAAAGTCTACTGCGCTACCAACTGCGCTACAGAGGCGAATGCCCATTATAACCGATGGGCTGCGGCTTGTCAGTAATTATCCGTCTGACGGCGGATCGGACTCGTTGGGTTCGAAGGGGAACATCTGCCGCTCCGTTTCATCCGCGTACCTTTCGTAAGAGGTCATCAGACGCTCCTGAACGAGCATGAGGAACGCAGACCAACCGATGTCGATGTCGGGCTTGCGACGGTTCTCCAACTCCTCCTTGATGTGGGAGGCAATTCTATCCGCTCCACCGTGTGCCATCATGCGAAGCACGGGCTTGGTGTACCAGTTGGGGACTTGGCTCACCATCATGGCAAGAGCCTCACACAACTGCTGCGGGGTCGGTTCGATGAGGGGGGTCTTGTCCGAATCGAAGAAGCCTTCAAACTTGTTCTTCACGATGCAGTCCTTTCTTTGATGATGTTCTGAATGTTGATGATGAAGTAGTACTCCTCGTCGGTCACCATGTCGGGACTGCTCATTGCTCCGAGGATGCTATACGCCATCGACATACGCCGGATGGATTCTTCATCTTCCATCCATTCGGGATTGTTTGTGACGAAATCCGCGACCTCGTTGATTATGTCGCTGATGTCGCAGGTTGTGGGTCGGTTTGGCTTGTGCATGGTGGTATTGTATCAGATGCGTGGGAGGAAGTCACTATTACGCTGTGAAAGAAATTTACTTGTTTTGCGTACCGGATGAAGTCCTCAATCTTCTCTTTCGGCAGTTCGACCGACAGGTCTAGCGTGTAGGTTCCGGTGCCGAAGACTGGACGCTGGTCTACGTGCGTGTAGATTCGAACATCGAACATCCCAGTCGGGTCTGCATAGGCGAAGCATTGAAAGACGGTCTTGACCATCTTCTGCAACCTGCGCTTATGCCATCCCATTGAATTGGTCAACGGGCAATGCATCAGAATCTCCACGGTGGCGATCATTCGTCCTCCCCGTGGTTGAAGTCGGGGACATCACGGTCAAGGTCATCGTGACCGTAGCCGTACTCGTCATCCTCGTCGGAGTGGTCGTACTCACCCGCCATGCGGCGCGCCTCTTCCTCGCTGTAGCCCTCCTCCATCAGTTCCGCGACCATCTCCTCCACATCGTAGGAGTCATCGTAGGAGAGCGTGTTGGCATCGTACTCGTTGGTTTCGGACTCGTAGTTGTTATCGGGGTTGCTCATGGAAGCATTGTATCACAGTCTGTGGGGATGTCAGTAATTGGGTCGAATTTATTTTGGTTTTTTGGGGGGTGTCCGCGCTACTATCAGGGGGGACCAATAACACACCGTCCACTCAAAAATCAGAAATTCCTCTGAGGAATTTCTGATAGTAGCTCAAAAGAACGTGACCCGCCCTAAAGAGGAACGGGTCAGAGGTCTGCAGGAGATCGTCCACTCCTGCACCTTATGGCGTAACGTTCACCATAAGACCGTCCGCGTTT